AGACAGTCTTGGAAGGATGGCTTTGATACCGGCTGGACCTTGACGTCCTGAGATGTGGACGTTACACTTGAAGTCTTGCCACTTTTTACCGTAACCCATCCACCTGATGATATCCGCATGATACTCGAACTCCTCTATACTTCTATTTACTATTTCTGGATTGTCACTTGCCAATACAGTAAATTGACCAGGGTGCATACTCACACGCACATCAAGTTTACGTGCTAGCTCTCCCACTTGCGCCCAGCCTTTGGCTGCGGCATCTCGTACATCGCTCTGTTTGTAAAACCAAGCCCAGTCATTGTGTGTATACGCAGGCATCATATTACTGCCCAATCGTACCATACGCTGACCTTGTGGTAAGTTACCCACATACTCAATCAGACGATATGCATTTTGCCAGTTAGTATCCAAACAAAACCACAGTTTATCTTCTGCTACTGATTGCTTTTGATTGTTAAGCCATGTGATAGTAGTACTGCGTTCACTGTAAGCACCTTGTACTTCTTTAAGTATTTTTGGCTTTTGTGTCTGGTCTGGGTGCATGTACTTGCATGCAAATCCTACACGCTGTACGTTTTGATTAAACATATGATTGCAACAAATTAGTAGTTTGTTTTGTAGTAAAGGTATGTGTAAATTTACTAGGGAAGTTTGCACGGATTGCTTGCTGTTGCTTGCGTGTATAAGGCACAGCAATGAACGCATCTGAGCCGAATACTTGCTGTGCAAGTTGGTACTGCGATGCTGTAATTTTTTGTGCAAAGTTGAAAATAGTTAAACCGGGTTCTGTGACTAGATAATTCATAAGTGTCTCCTAACAATATACTACTATTATACGGTAAAGCGTCTTGGTTGTCAACTAAAAAAGTAATTTTTTTACATTAAATGAGCACTTACTGGATATTCTCCAAAGAATGAACGGTGCATAACTTTTTCTGATGAACGATTTTTAGTGTGCATTAAAATACGTTTTGCAAGATCTTTTTGCTTTGCGGTTCCGGTGATTGGAAGTACACCTCGTTCCTCACACATGGTTGCGATTACTGTTAGCAGTGTATTGGTTTGTGTTGAATTACATAATTTTGTAAGTAGCAGTGCATAGGCAAGATATGCTACTTCTACTATATCTTTTGCTTTGTTTTTTGGACACATATAATAATATGTTAAGCCGGATCCTCGTGGTAGTTGACTAGCACGATACAAACCTTGTACACGGGCTTGTAATTCTTTTGCACGAAATTCTTTTTGAGCTTGAGTTAGCATTATACGCTCCTGAGTAAATTTAGCTTATTTACTGTATAGCGTAAATTTTACAAGATGTCAAGAGGTTTAATTAAAAAGGTGACGGTACTTTGTGTAAAAATCCAATGCTTCTGTTTTAGTCATTGTTGGATATTTGCGATATGCTTCGCTTAAATTATCCCAATCACGCATTGCTGGATGACTTTTTTCTTGTATATTTAGGCGTGTACCATAACGCCATCCGTCCAAGTTCTTTGCTTCCACCCAACGGTTGTGCAAAAACTTAGCGGCTTCAAGTTGTATATTCTGATGTACTTCATCTTCCATTTCGATATCAAATGGGTGTTGAATGTCTGCATCTGGACGATACAAGTTACTTGTTTCTATTTCATAATCATTATCATAACGCATGTCCCATGCACTTACAATAAATTCTGCTTCACGAGCAATTAAGTCTCTGCGTAGCTCTACAATGTAGACGTAGGGGAAGCCTTCATCCCCTACTTCTTCTTCTACTTCCAACATATCGTCAAGTGAGTCATCGTCATCAACCATTACAGTATTAACTGGTGCAAACCGCATTACGGTGTTGTACCAAGATACCATTTGTGTTTCTTCTAATTCTTCACTTGTCAATAGTCGTATATAATGCATTGTTATGCCCTTTTTCGTCTAATAATTACTGGCTCATCGTCTGCTTCAGCTTCAACTGGTGTCACTGATGTACTGCTTTTCTGAGTTGGCATACTGCCTGTTTGTGTTGTGTCTACTTGTACACCACTAAATTTACTACTAGTACTGTTAACATATAATCCAAACCAAGCGGCGCCTGCGCCTACAATTACACTTACTAGACCAGCTTGTTCCATAGTTGGTGCTGGTAGGTCCTGGAACCAAATTACTGTCTTATACAGTAGGTAAATGTACATTGTAATAAATGCTCTTGGGAATAGTCTCCATCTGCTAAAGTACTCCGGTGCTGTCCACCAAATACTGTTTGTGTTCATAGTTTCTCTCCTCTACTAGGAGTATTTATCAAGTCTTTGTGACCAATGTTAAGTTTACAAACGCTGTCCATTTGATAGTTTTACCATTTTCGCCACTTACTCTAATACTTAAACAATCAGTTGCATCGTCTGCGGCTATCAGTGCATACCAAGAATTAATACTCTCGCCAATAATTTCTTCCACTGGATTAGTTAGTAGTGTTGTGCTTCCACTATCATTGGTAATTACACCACGTATAACATACCCTGCATGGTCATTGTTGTCTGCATCTCTCGCAATAAAACGAGCTTCCACTAATCCAGCGGTGTCAGTTGGTATATGAATCTGTCCAATTGCTGACCCTTGGTCTGTGGTTACTGCTATACTATCAATAGTAGTTGTGGTTGTGTCTATACCAAAACTTGAACTGGGGGATAATTCTGTTTCATTACCATCAGTGGTCTCTCCCCATAATACATGACTAACATTTTTACTGGTGGCCATTGTACTGTTGTAAATGGTAAAGTTATCAATTGCATCATTAATATCAGTTTCAATTCTAGTCCATTCGTTGTTGTATACCCATACTGAGCCTTCACTGCCATGCTGTAGATACATGTCTCCGTTAACTGCTGATAATGCGGGGGTAATTGACCCTTGGTATAAGGTAGGTCCAGCCTTCTGAATTTTAAAAGAAGGGTAGCTTGTGCCCTTCAGGTTCTGTGTTACTGCCATTTTGTACTCCGTTCAGTGTTTCCACTGTCAGTCAACCTAAGGTTGCTGTCGATAAGTATCACTTATGTTTGTATTTATTAAAAAACAAAACCCACCAATGGTGGGCTTGTTATCTTGTCTATTTGTATGTCTTATCTCCAGCCAAGTTCTTATCTAAAACTGGTCTGACTGTAATCTTATTACTGTCAAGTTTATAATAATGTGATAGGTTGGACTTAATGATTACCAACAACCTCCTAGTAGCTCATGCCAATTTCGGAGGAGCCTAGCATCGGATAGTTACTTCCAAAAACATATCTTTGTATCTCTACAATCATATGTTGCCACTACAGCTACTAGCCAAGTTGTGTCACTACGCAACACCGTTCCTTGCACTATCTAATCTAAACCGTCGTCTAGCTTATGTATTTAATATAACATCATTACAAACAATGTCAACCATTTTTTTTAAAAAGAATATTTAATTGTAGCTTTTATACTATCAGCATATTCAGTTTGTTGTCCGGTCCATGTGTTTGTTCTATCTACTTGATGTAAATAAATGCCTGTTTGAATTCCGCCTACAGTATATAATGCACCGTAATACATTGCGTCTGTTCCAATGTCGTCATTCTCAACTCTATGTGCAGTAAGCATAAACTCTTTATTTACGTTATACATGACACCTATATCAATTCTGTTATCTTTTGTGTATGTTCCTGTATTTTTATCGTCCCATACTTCAATACCAAAACCTACTGGAATATCATATCTACGAAGTATTTGCGAACCTAAAGACCAACCTTCTTGTGCTGATCCAGTTTCTGGGGCAATACGCATATACGATACTTCTGCTAGTCCTGCTAGGCTTACTGTTGCTCCTGCATACATTACTTCATTAGTTGGGTCATAACCTATTGCAACACCGTATGGCAGTTGTCTTTGTAATCTGTATTCATCGAATTCAAATTCATTGCTATTTTGCCAGCCACCATATGTAAGTACAATTTTTTCATTATGGTCAATTCTACTACTTGACTCTGTAATAATTAATGGTGCGCCAATTTTAGCTGTTTTTGCAAAGCCTAAACGTTGAGCATCTGTTTCACCAAAATACAATCTTGTATTATTTGCAAATCCAAATCCTAATTGTTTTTCAACAATAGTATTATCTATTGTTCTGTCTAGTGAATACTTTGAATCAAAGCGTGTACTTGCACCTGCCCAGTTTATTATAGAATGATTAATTTCATTTTCAAATCCTAAAAATATTTCTGCGCTAGTGTCTAATTTGTTTGTTGTTGAGTCAGGGTCAATATATAATTCGACTTCACCGTTAATAAAAACTCCTGCGGGTAACGATGGTGCTGTTTTTTCTAAGTCAGCTACTCTTTGTTCTATTGTTTTATTATCCGCGTAGGCAGATGCTGCAATCATAGAAAATATTGCAGACATTATAATAATAGTCCTTTTCATTTTTTTTACCTTTCTAAGGTAGTTGGGTTTCTTCTGCAGTTATTTATTGTCTGCTGCTTTTTAAGACAAAAAAATAGGCGCACTAGGCGCCTATCTTAATTACTTTAAAGTAAAACTTAGCTAAAAGTTACACCGCCAGCAATAGCAACGTTACCTAAGTAATCTGCTGCGTTACCAAGCGATGATGCAGTGTTGTTCAACTCAACATATCCATAACGTGTCATGAATGATACTGTTGGTTCGAATGTACCTGGATCCAATACAACTCCTGAGCTCATTAGCGGGATGTATGGGCAATAGAATGCCGCTGCATCTGATTCGCTTGAACCTTTGTAGCCGATTAGTACTGGTGCATCGTCTGCTGCATATGTGTTTACATATACTTTCATTGCGTTGTTCAAAGTACCAACCATTTTAGTGTTAGTTGGGGCTTCAAAAGTACCTTCAGTTGTTCTTGCAAATGCACTTGTAGTTGCAGACTGTAGGATTGTTAGTGCAAATGGTGATACCACTGCCCAGTTACCTGCGCCTCTACGTGTACGTTGTGCAATCAAGTTACTTACGCGGTTAATTTGAACAGCTAAAGCAGCGTGTTCGTCACCTACGAAAGTAGCTGTACCACTTACAGCCGTTTGGTCATAAGTTTGTGCAGCCGCACCTGATAAAGTTACAAGCGAACCGATAACTTCTTGGTCAATCTCAGCAGTAATCTCTTGTGCAAGAGCTGCCATGATTTCTGCTTCTACGTCAATACCGTGCATAGACTGTGCGTCTTGTGCAGCTTCAAACGTCCAGCGAGCTGACAATTTACGTGTCTTAGCTTCTACTGTCTGCTTCAAGATTTGAATTGACATTTTTCTGCCTGCTTCTGCTTCTAAAGCAGCAGTACTTGCAGCTTTTGCAGTTGCCGCATCACCTGAATATGCTTCAGCAATTTTGAATGGGCTTAGAGCTTCTTCGCCTGCTGTAGTATCAGTGTTACCTGCACTTGTGTCATTCATTGTATCTGAATAACGTACACGTAGCGTGTGAATTTGACCAACTGGACCAGTCATTGGCTGTACGCCAACTAGTTCGTTAGCAATAACGGTTGGCATAACACGTCTGATAACTGGTAGGATTACACGGTTAAGTGTAGCTACGTTACCTGCTGATGTTGCGCCTGCTGTTGCACTCTCTGACAAGTATCTGCGAGTGTTTTCTAGTGTAGCAGCCATTACAGACTTCTTGTTGCCTTGCAGGCCTTCAAGAAGAGCAGTTTTGGTGTCTACCCAGCGTGATTCTAGTAGTTCTGACATCATTATCTCCTTAATTTAATCCAGCAAGACGGCGTATGTCTAATACGTTCGATTCGTCTGCTTTATTTGTCATTGTGTTTGTTACGGGTCTATTG